GATAAATCGATCCATGTCGATGACCACGCCCACATGCGATACCGATCCCGGAAACGGATAGGCAATGGTGACCAGGGACCCAATCTCGGGGCCGTCGATTTTTTCCCATTCAGCGCTGGCCGCCTCCACGGCAGCCTCGATGTCTTTTGGATCGTGCCCGCTGCAGAGCAGGTTGTAATCCGGCAAATCGATACCGAACCGGCGCATGACCTCGATCACCAGACCATAACAGTCATACGACGCGGGCCCCCGGCCGTTTTCCTGGAAGGGCTTGCCTATCAAGTCGCCGAATGAGATCTTGTCACGGTGCATCTGCCACACTCTCCGCTGTTCCGTATTCGTCGAAGCCCACCCCCGGAATGGCCGGGAAACCCCCGAAACGCGCAATGTTCGACCCGCCGCTCATGGCAGCGCAGGCCAGCATGGTTTTATTGCACGTTGCGGTCGCCCCGCTGTAACCGCATTCGTCGGACTTGAAATTCCAGCGGCAATTCTGCCGCGTGTAGGTGTAGCGCGGGCAACGTTGGGACCAGAAGTTTTCGGGCTGTAATTCGATGGATACCCATTCCGGTGAGCACGAGACGCTGCCCACGGAGAATGTCTCTTCTATGACCGCGCCCTCATCCAATTCCTCGGAATAGACCACCCGCAATATGACAGAGGCCTCCCCCATGCCATCCAGGGCCTCTATCTGCCGTTGCACGGCCCTCATGACATTGCTCACGCGGATGGCGACCGACTGGATAGATCCGTCTCCGGACTGCTTTGCATCGTCAACGTCGAAGGGAAATGCCGTATAGGTCTGCCCGCCCCAGGTAATATCCTCCGTGTTGCGCACCAGATACAGCACGGTGGACTCGTCGAGCACGATATCCAGCAACACCAGCCACGCACCGTCGTCGGACAGGCGATTCTTGGCGAGAGCGATTGCTGCTGCCAGCGTCAATGGCATGATCAGCCCCTCATATTCCCCACCGCAGTCCGGAGCGGAGCGTAGCGCTCCATCCCCTCGACCACGATGTCCAGCACCCATTTCCTGCCGTCGAACTTCGGGGCTCCCCGTTGTTTGCCGGACAGCTCCGTACCGGATTGATTGATGATATTGACCTCGACGTTCGGCCCGCTGTCGCCGCCGGACCCGGCCACCATGAGCCCCATAGCTTTCATCTGCCCGGCGGTAAAGACGCCTTCGCCGCGCTGCAGGACGGCGGGATATTCGTCAGGAGCAAACCCACCGTGGAAACGCGGGGCTCCGGCAAAGGCAAGGTTCGGAACCATGCGGTAGAATGCCGGTGCTTCGCGGCCAGCTATACCCCCACCGTGGCTTCCCAAAGCAAGGCTTTGATCGACAGTTAAATAATTGCCGGTCGAATTACCGGAGATTGTGCTCGTACTGGAGCCCAGCGATGAGTTTCCAGAGGTGCCTAAGTTGAAGAAGCTGCTTATTCCGCTCTTTACCGCACCTATCAGGCCAGCCGCTGCCATATTTGCCAGATAGTTGGCGATGGCTCGGTTGACGCTGTTGACAAAAGACGTAATGTAATCGCCGACGCTCTTGAGTTTTCCCTGGAAGGCGTCAAAAAAGATATCGCTGAAGGCATCACGCATGGCCGTCGCCGTCGTCTGTGAAACGTCGTACATTTGCTGTCCGACATCGGTCCACTTGTTCAAAAGATCCTTGAAGCCGAGTTTCATCGCCTCAATGGGCGAATTCATCAACTGCTCGCGCACCAGTTCCGCCCGCTTTTTCTGCTCGGCGATGATCTTGTCCATCTGGGCGTTCCATGCCTGCTCGTTGCCCGTCTTGGGCATGGCCGCAAGCGATTGACGCTGCAGGGCGATCAGTTCTTCCGTCAGGCGGATCCGCTCATTGATGGTGTTCCGGTGCGCCGTACCCTCTGCCTCAATCAGATCGAGGCTGGCCAGGCGATTGTTTATTTCAGCTTCACGGGCAGCCCGGTCATACTCGGCGGGTTTTACCACCTCGGCCTGGCGGATTTTCTCGTTGTACAGAAGCGTGATGGCCGCCTTTTCCTCGGCAGACTTCTTGACGTCCGCCAGTTCCTCAGCGAGCTTTGCCCGCAGGGCGTCCGCCTCTGCTTTGTACCCGGCCAGGATGTTTCCGGTCAGTTGGGTGTACTCCTGGGTCTGTGCGGCTACGAAGGAACGGACGGAAACAAGATTCTCGGATTTTTCCTGGGCAAGGGCGATATCTCTTTTCTCTTTTGCCTGCCTTTCCAGGATCTCGACATTGGTCACTAATTCCTGCTTGAGCTTGAGCATATTCTGCGCATCGGCCAGGACCGCCGGATCGACGGCGGTGATGGGGTCATTGGCGTCCCGTTTGGCGTTTTGCTTTGCGGCATCTTTTTGCGCTTTGGAGATCTTCTCCTGTAGCTCCCGGACGGCCCTGTCCATATCGGTCTTGTATTTCTCGACAGCCGCCATGTCCTTCCGATAGGCGTCCTCGATGTCGATCAGTTTGGCCTCGTGGGACGTCGCGGTAAGCTTTTTGATTTCTGTGGCGAATTCGGCAACCTTTTCCTTCGCTCCCTTGAGGATGTCGCTCATCCGGTCGAGGGTGGAATTCACGGCGCTATGGGCAAGGCTATATTCAACGGCAGCGGCCTTCCCCTTGCGGCTCCCGGCCGTCAGGTCCTCCGTGCTCTTCGTGGCGCTGTCCGTGGCGTCTTTGATCTTGTTCCTGGCGTCGGCTCCCCGGAAGATCTCTTCGCGGATCGACTCCTGGACGTTCAACTCCTGCTTGAGTTTGCTTTTAGCCGCCGTCTGGTTCTTTATGAAGTCCTGGTAGATGGCGCTTTGAGACGACCTGGCGGAATCGGCCTTTTTCCGATAATCCTCCGTTAGACCGAAGAACTGAGCCATTTTCGGGAATGATTCCTGAATGGTGGCGATAAATTCGTAGAAGAGGCTTTTCCCTGCCTCTTTGACCTGCCCCCAAACCGATTTAGCCGTTGCCCCGATCATGTCCCAGGCATAGACCGCATAAGCGCCGAACTTGGCGACCGAAGCGTATCCGGCCTGCATGGCTTCCCCGATGGTCAGCCCCAGGATCTCCATCTGAGCGATCTGTTTTCCCAACTGCCAGCCGATAAAGGCGGCCCCGATACCGGCCATCGTACCGACAGCCAATGCCGCTGCCGTTGCCATTGTCGCCAGACCGCCAGCGCTTGCCAGTGCAGCGGCAAACAGGCTTTCGATTGACGCTACAATCGGCGCGAAAAGACCGGCCATGAAGGCGGCGTTGGCCGCGATCAGGGATGCCAGCCAGGTCACAGTCCCGCCGATAGCCCTAATGGCCACACCGACCGCCAGAATCTTCACCGCCAGACCGCCGAATCCGGTAAGGAGATCCACGATGACGGGATGATTCTTCGTAAAATCGCTGATCGCCTTGCTCATGTTCCGGATCCCGTCGATGACCGAGAAGACCTTCTCGTCCATTTTCTGCAACGAGACGATCAGGCTCTCGTTCCATTTGATCTCGCCGGTTTCCTTGTTGAACGTGACGATGGAATCAGTGACGTCCTTGATGATGCCCTTCGTCTTTTGAAAACCGATTTCCATACCCTTTCCGAGGGCCTGGGTGGCGGCGTCCTTCAAGTTCGACAACTGGACGGACAAATTCTTGGATGCCTCGGCAGCGCCGATTGTGGCCCCTGCCAGGGCCTTCATGACGGCAGGATAGAGCTTCCCTTCGGCGTTCAGTTGGCGGATCTTCTCGTTGGTCAGCCCGGCTGCCTCCATGAGCGGCTGCAGCATGGTCGTCCGTGGCGTCATGTTGCCGGCAAGGATGCTGCGAACCTCTTCGCCAAGCATATCCAGCGGCACCCGCATGGACGTGGCCGCCTGGACGATGGCCGTGGAGAAATTCACGACCATTTTTTCATCGAAACCGGCCTTGAGGGCCGGGACATACGACTGTGTATATGCCTTCGTCAGTTGCTCGTAGGTTGCGGCCGTCTCCAGACCGCCGATGCGAAGGCGGTTTTGGGTCTGGACGCTCAGACTCAGGGCGGCCTCGAAGGCCCGCTGGCCAGTGACGATGTCCCCGGCTTTATCGCGGAATTCCCGCATAGAGTAGATCAGGGAACCCAAACCGACGCGGGTTTCCTCCATCGTGGAATTGAAGCTGTAACCGGCGCTGACGGCGTTCTTGATGACGGCATAACCGCCGAACGAAAGGAACAGGTTGCGAATTGTCCCGGAGAACTCGTTCGCGGCACCGTTGGCCTCCTGGAGCGTCTGCTTGTAGGCACGTGTCGCCGAATTCACCGTCTGCACAACGCCGGTGGCCAGGTCTTTAGCTGCGATGATGATTTCGAGTTTCGTCATTTGGGCTCTTCACAACTATCTGGTCGATATTGCAGGTCGAGCAGTCCACGTTCTTCTTTGCCGCCCGGCAGGCCCGGCAAAACGCCGATTTTGGGTCGTTTTGCTTTCCTGCGTCCTGCTTTTCATGGATCCCTTTCAACACGCTCCGCTCAAGCGCCCTGAGTTTTCTCAGGATCACCTTGTCAAATTCGATCTCGATGACGCCCGCGATCATGGCGGCGGCGTTGTAATCGAGACCGATCACACCGTTCGGCCCCACCCGCCATTGCGTCAAAACGTTTGTCCATAGGTCCCAGGCGTCTTCGTTTTCCGGCAATAAAGCGGGCGGGGCGTTCCGGCATCGGTCACACCGAGACCTGTCTACGCATCCGCTGCACCTGGCAGGTCCGCCGCCTTCGTACCACTGCCAGATGGCTTCAAGTTTTTTTCATCGTTCCCCTTGCCATAGCTCAGGTCGATAATCGCCTTGAACAGTTCCAGCGCCTTGTCGTTCGGAAGCGCATCGACCTCGCGGATCTGCTCCGCACCGCAGACCATCTCCAGAATCTCATCGGCTGCGTCGTCCGCGTTTTCGATGGACAAATTGCCGATGTTATAGCCCTTCTTGCGCAGAGCCTTGACTTCGCCCCTGCTGAGGGGCCGGATGTTGAATTTTTTCCCGTCGATTTCTTTTTCCATGTCGTTTCCTTTCCGCGCTTAGAATGTGGCAATCGGGCTCAAGAGCACCATCCGGAGGGCCGAAGCATCGGCATCGTCGTTGTAGTAGCTCTCGAAAGGCAGCTCCACCAGCAGGCCGGTCGGCCCGGAGATGACCGGAGACTGAGGCTTGAAAATGACCTCATCGAAGTAGAAGCTCATCTTCTCGTTTCCTGCCGATGCCCCTGTCCCCGCACCCTTCGTGAAATGCAGCTCCAGGGTGGTTTCGGTGTGGGCGATGGCCAGGGCATAAAGAACATCGTCCTCAAAGAGGATCTTGGCCGTGCCGGTCACCTTCGCCCTTCCTTCGGGAAGGCTGTAACGCTGGCCGGTACCGTCAATGACGTAGTTGTTGCCGTCCAGGGCGTTGTCCAGGGTGAAATCTATCTCGGTCATCGTCCCGAGCGGGGATCCGCCGCGCTGGATGGACCCGGAAAATCCGTCGAAAGGCGTGTGGCCGTTGTCGGTCGCCGTTGCGTCGAAGGTAGCCGCTCCGATGGTCTCCTTCGCCCCCATGATGGAGACCGAGCAGTTGATCATCCCTTCCGGCTTGGCAGCCAGCCTGAAGCTGTTCACCCGGCAGCCGTTGTATAGGAGATACTTGTCCGTGGCGAGATCCGTGAACTGCTTCTCGATGCACATCCCGACCGGCAGCGCGCCGATCTTGTAGGTGTGCGTGTATGGTGCCGCTCCACCTGCAACGCCATAGCTGCCGAAGATGTGCTTGAAGAGCTTCCCGTACTGAGGAGAAAGCTCAAAATTGATGTCGCCGGAAACGTCCACATTTCCCCGGACCGGGGCCTGGGGATTGCGGTTCGAACGAATCGTGTTGGACGACACGAGATTTCGGTTCAGCCGCAGAGATTCAGTCGTGAACGGCAGGACATGGGCGTCCGGCGCACCGGGGGTGCTTTTGAACGCCGTTTCGGTGTCGAAATTCAATACGGCATTAGCGCCTGATTGCTGAGACATAGGTTATTCCTCCTTTCCCTTCTTGCTTCGGCCGGATGCGATCTCCGGCTGGTTTTCCTGGTATTCCTTCAGCCTCCCCTTGCGGAGCAGGACTTCCGCCACATCGTCGGGGACCTCCTTCGGGACGCCGATCTTGAACTGCCCGGCAATGCCGCAGCCCATGATTTTCGGCCCTTCTTCGTAGTAGAGTTTCTTCATAAATCCTCCTTTTTACGGTTCCGGTTCAGGGACCGGCTCGGTTGCGATGACGTTCGTTTTCAAACGATAATTGAGCCCATAGACCAGCAGCCCTCCCTCAGCCGTCACCAGGTCCTCCCTGACAGGCCAGAGCCACCCGTAAGGGCTGATCTGGTGGCCGATGAGGTAGTTTCTGACCGCCTCGATGATCGTGTAGGCTTCGGATGCACCAGCCTCCCTGCTCTTGAGGTTCCTGGAAACCAGGACGATGAGGAAGTCCATCTGGTGATCGGCCCGGTTGGTCCCGATGACCTTTTTTTCGTCAAAATCCGCACCGTGGTAGATCACATTCAGAGCAGGCAGGCGCTGGGGCGACTTGAGCAGATCCTCGATATCTCCCTGCCAGACGCCGACGCTGGCCGCGGTAGTGATCTTCTGCAGTTGCGTTATGATGTCGTCTTGAATCGTCTCGATCATTTAAAACCCCGACATCTTGTCCCTGGTGAAGATCCGGTCATTGGAATCCATATTCACCGCATTGTCCGTATTGGCCGGAGAGGGCGTCGCCGATCCGAGCTTTATTCTCCCTTCAGCCACCTTTTCCAGGAATCGAATCGCCTCTTTGTTCCTGTCCGCCCGGATTTCAGGCATTTCCAGATCGCTGCGGGAGTAGAGATTATAGGCCGCGATATCCACGCTGATCTGGCGAATCTTCGAAGGCACAGGGGACAACGGGATGGCATATCGATCCTGGCAATACGCATCGATGGTGGCATCGGCGTCGGCAATAGAGCGGGTGACTTTATCGGTGTCGATCTCACCCGCTCCATCATCGTCCGTCAACTGAATCAGCGCGGTTTCATTGAGCAGATTCAGGATATCGTCTTGGGTGCAGTAAGCCATTACCGTTTACCTTTCTTCCCGGTTTTGGCCGATTCTTTGCCGGTTTCATCCGCTTCAGCCTTTTCGGTTGCACCGGAATCCTCGGTTTTCTCTTTCTTGTCCGGGACGATCTCAACGGTCAGCACCGGTTCCGCTTTGAGAATGGCCAATTCCTCCTTGCTGAATCGGTCATCGGGATACTGCGCCTCTTCCTTCGGATGGGCGATGCCGCAACGTCTGAACCCGGCTTTTTTGCTTCTGATTTTGATCATCTTAAGCTCCTCCTTGTTGAGCGTTTTTCCCGCTCCCCCTTCATCCGGACCGAT